TTGTGCAGATCCCGCACCACGTGGCGCAGCGCGAGCTCGCGCTTGCCCAGCCACTCCTTGAACGCGGCTTCCGAGATGTAGAGCATGCCGGTATTGAGTTCATAGCGGATATGCAGCTTGCGCCAAGGTTTGGCGATCGGCATCTGGCGCTGCTGCGGTTTGAACTTGTCGGCCACCACCAGGATGCTGTCGATGTTGTCATTCAGGAACTCGGAGAGCACATTGACGTTGTAACGCTCGTTGCCCGTAATGCCGCTCTCAGCCTCGTCTTTGGCGCGAGAAATAAGCTGCTCAACAGCCCAGTCGACAATGCGCTCGGGTGAGAACGAGACCAGGTCAAGCTGACGCACCATCTGACCTGCAAGCGCAACTGACGCCAGCGTGCGAACCCAGAAGCGATGCTGGCTGTCGAGTTTAGTGCGCGCCCAGATCTCGTCAGTCACCTTTGGCAGCTGCGTCTTGACCCACTCGAGCGTTTCGTGCTGCGTCAAATAGCGCAGGTACAGGTCGCCAGCATGGCCAGCGTTCTGCTGCAGCGTCATCTTCAGCCGGTCGCCTAGGTTTTTCTGGATCTCTTTCGGGAGCGTGGCCTCGAACTCGAGGACGCGGAACGCTTGCGCGTCCGTACCTTGTGCCGAAAGCAGATCAACCAGTGGCTGATTGGAAGCCGAAACCAGAATGGTTTGCCACGACGCCTGCGTGTGCTGGATCTGGGCATCCGCCGTCCCCCGCATTTTGTCGCGACCGTTGGTGAAGACGATGACGAACTCCTTGATGATGGCGGGGTCACGGTTGGTGAGCTCGTCATAGATCACGGGCAGGTGACCCAGCACACCAAGGGTCAAACCCTTGGCAACTTTGGTGTCGATGTTGGTCAGCGCGAGCCCTTTGTCCTGGCCCCATACCGACGCAACAGCGGCCAGAGAAGTGGATTTGCCAGTGCCAGAACCCCGACTGAGTAGAGAAACAATGGCGCCTCCTTCTGTAGTAGAATGGAAGCGCATGAGAGGAGCGGCAAAGCTGCAAAGTAAAGCAAAAGACTGTGCTTCGCAGCCAGCTGCAAAAAGCTGCGACGCGGCGTCGGTCCACTTTTCGATTGATCCGTTACGAGCGGGAGCAAGCCACTGACTTCGCAATCCGATCTCGGCAGATCCTGAAGCGGGGCGATGCTCGCCATCTTCATAGAGGCGATCTCCATAGAGAAACCGCGTGTCATCCTTCCATCCGAACTGGTCATAGCGCCTCTCCAGATCGCGGTTCTCGTGATAGGTGTCCATGGATTCTCTTACAAAGCGTTTGAACAGATCCGAGTCATGAATGACGGCCCCTTGCTTGGCCATCTCGGCAATGCCCCCCGACGAGAAAAACGTCCCGGCGTCGAGCGTGATGACCTTCCAACCTGCCTTGGGAAAGAAGATCTGGAAGTTCAATGTATGGACTTTATCGGTAAGTTCACCACCTTGGATATTATCAACGTAGATCGTGTTGTTTGAGATCAGCTTGAACGCTTCGTCCGCACCGCCTTTGAGGTTTTTCTTTTCCGTGAGGTAGACGAGGGCTTGGCCGCGGTAGGCGAAGCTGGGCGGCGGGAGCGGGATGCTGACGTTGCCGACGACGGGTGCTTGAACACCTGGCGCCATCCAGGGAGCGGGTTTTCCATCGTCGGGTCGAGTAACACCATCTCCCAGCGCTTGCGGCTGGTGCTCCACTGCCACCCGGCCCAGCTGGATGGGGGACGTGATACGTCCTGCAAACGGGCATCCTTTGCAAGCAGCAGGGTCCAGACCGGCAAACTTGCTACAGGTGGTTGGTCCGAACTCACCGGCTCGGTCGAGTCGGTCTTCGGTTTCAGCATGGCTATAGCCTCGATAAGAGCTTGACCAAGCGTGTCCAAACTCTCTTCCATCCGTGCAAAATGCAAGGACACCGAGTCCCGCGTACCAAAGAGGTTCCGCGATATTCCCTCCAGTTTCCCGAAAAGCGCCGAGTTGTTTGCACTGGGCGGCGATGGGTTCTGCAAAGGTTGGCTCGTTTCCGTAAATATTGATGGCGGCAGCGACAAGATTGCGCCGGCCACTTCCTGCGAAGTTTCCCAGCTGAGGACGTAACCGCGCTGGTACATTACTCTGTTGATCGTTGATGCCAATCTCAGTTGGTCGGTCATTAAGCGCTCCAAATTCGTCCAGGGAGTAAGGTTCAAAAATCTCGCCTACGCGGACAATCTTTTCTCCGTGCTTGCGATGGTGTGTGCCAGGCGTTCGTAGTACCGACGATATATCCGCAGTTCGAGTAGGGTCAGCACGGAAACCGTGGTGTACGAATAGGCCCTTAAGGTTCGTCGCGAGCTTCCGCCATTCTTCAGGCTCCAGTATTTCCTGAAGAGGCCAATAGATATGGATGCCGTTTCCCGATCCCACGACAATAGGTTGCGGAAACCCCGTTTCGGTAAGAAAACATTGCAGCGCTGCATATGCAGCTTCAGCATCGGGATATGGCTTCCCCTCACCAGCATCCACGTCCGCCCAGAAAGCCGACACGTTGAGAACGTTGTGAGCAGTCCTGCCCAGCGTTCTCTGGTTTCGTGGAACATGACGGCTGTCATTTTCCGGCACCTTGAAGGTGGCGCAGGCGTGGTAGACGGTCTTGCCCAGGCCATCCTGCGTAAGAATGAAGTTCAGCAGGTCTTCGTGTGAGGCGAAGAACTGATTCCACTTCCGGTCTCCATCGACAACGTAGGCGCATTTGTACCCTTCATCCGGCAGTATGGCGCGGAGGAACTGAAGCGCTGCGCCTGTCGATGTCATTGCGGAGCTTCCTGATTGTCGCTGGTCGACCGCGGCGTTCTGTGAACCGGGAGAGTGGAAGCCTTTTCTCCCGTATCGCCACCTCAAGGGTCGCGAGACGCTTCAAAGCCGCTTTGTCCCCCGGTCCTTGCGGCGCATAGCCCAGAACCGCCCAAGTGCGAACCGTAGCGTAAGGTCGATCGAACCAGTTTTTCAAGTCCATAACTGTGAGGTCACCGCGAGCTATGCACTTCTGCAGTCGTTCGTTGAATGACTTACTCATTTCGTCTCATTTACTTTGTTGGCAGAGCGAATGCCTGGTTGAGTTGCTCCTCCAGCCCTGCAGGAGCCGGCGCCGGTTGCGCCATGCCAAATGACGGCTGAGGCGGCGCTTCAGGCGCAGGCGGGTTGCGTCGCAGGAAGGGTGGAATGTCGTCAGCATTTCCAGCGATAGCACCTCCTGCTTGCGCCAAGCCATTGGCAGGTGCGGCAGCTTGCGCCGCGGCATTGCCAGCGGTCTCAACCGTCCCCTTCGGCTTGTTAGGTCCACGGGTGCGGCGCGGCGTCGGTGCTCCTTCAGTCGTGCCTGCGAGCGGTGCCGTTTGCGCAGGAGGTGGCGGGGGCGGCGGTGCAAAGGCAGCAGGAGGCGCGGCCGCAGCCGGGGCCATGAAGGCTGGCTGGGCAATACCTGCCGGTGGAGAAGGCGGTGCTGCCTGCGGTGCAGCGGGTGCCAGTTGTGGGGCTGTCTGCGTGGGAGCAACCGGCGCAGGCAACGCGGCTGCTTGCTGAGCACCAATCGGCCGGGTATTGGGGATATCATTGCGACCCACCAAGGCGTCGGTTGCCTTGGACTGTTCCAGCGTCGTCAGGAACGCAGCCATCGGTTGATCGATCCAGCCCACCGGGGCAAACTTGATGACACCCTGCGACTCAAACATGAGGCGGGTAACCACCTCACACAGATCCGCACCGTGGCCAGCCACCGTCTGGGCGTAGGTCTTGAAGTTCTTCAGCGTGGCCGGTGGCACGCGCATGAGGAACGGCATCTGTTCCCCAGGAGCGACGAATGCCAGTTTCTTCAGATCGTTGCAAGACTTGACCTGCTTGCCGCTCTGTTCCGAGATCTTGGAACCCCAAGCGTTGTGGGGGCACGCTGCGCAGGTCGGTGATTGTGGCTCGGCTGCCTGCTGCGAGGGCGCCACGCCGTTATCCGAGAAGCACGTCGGCGGCTTGTAGTCTGTAGCTGAGGGATCAAACTTGTCACGGTAATAGATCTTGCTGACGTTCTCATTGATGTCAGCAATGATGACGTCGCAATAAAGCTGCCCGCTTTGCTGGTCCAGCTGGCTGAATGGTTTCTCATTACCAGCGGGGTCAATCAGGGTGAAGCGGTTGCCAGCAATCGACAGATGGGGAGGGGACTGTCCGCCGAGGCCAGCAACGGCCTGCTCAGCAAGTTTGTTGGTGCGTGCGGGCAAATAACTTGGGCGTTCCATGGTCGCTCCTATGCGCGTCGGAAAAGAACTTTGGTGATGGTCTCGGTGCTCACACCGGGCGGGTTGAAGTGGTGCTGGTCAAGGAACTCCTTGACCGCGTCCTTGGCGATATTGGCAGTGAAAAACACCTCGGCCATCTGGCGTGATGTTGCCGGATCGGCAAAGATGTAATCATAGAACGTCTGCCTGTCAGCAACTTTCACAGACAAGGTGCTGGACTTGTAGGCAGTGCCGGCTGCGGTCTTGACCGATGTCTCGCCAGCATCGTTCATGCGCTGCTGCATGGTGTTCTGGATTAACACCATGGCGTCCTGATATGGCTTCATCGCCTCATTGAATTCCTTGGTCTTCGCCTCAAGGAAGTCGCGATATTCAATGTACTTGGCCACCAGCTGGTCGGATGTGAGGGTCATTCTTCTCGTCCTGCCTTGATCATGGTGAGGACCACGCCCTGCATGGTCTCGTTGTTCTCTAGTCGTCGGTAGATTTCTCGCTCGGTGGCTGTGGCTGCGAGCTGTACAACAGTACAAGCGTTTGTTTGTCCGGGGCGATGTATGCGCTTATTGGCTTGGAGATAGAGCTCAGTTCGATCGGTAGGTCCAAACCAGACAATGATGGAGGCTGCCCAAAGATCAATTCCATGAGCCATGGTAGCGGGATCTGCAAGTAGGACACGTGGATGGTCATCTTGCTGGAAGGCTCGGATGATTTCATTTCGCTCATTGGGTTTAACTGCGCCGTTGATAGTAGCTGTCGAGTAGGCTTTCAATTCATTCTGGAGCAACATTAACACATTTGTCAACCCAACAAAAACAATAATTTTCTGCGGTGCCTGTTCAATGACTTCCTTCAACGCTGCAATACGTGGCCCACAGTCAAGATGGTGTGTTTCCCGGCTTGGCCCATAGACTGCGCCACACACGATCTGGATCAGTTTCAGCCGCAGCACCGCCTCGTTGGCCGCGGTGATCGGACCAGCCTTGGCCTGAAGAATCAGATCTTTCTTCATGTCCTTATAGGCTTTGGCTTGTTCGGGGCTCAGCTCTACCTCGCGCTGCTGCGTAGTGATCGGTGGCAGATCCTGGCAGTCCTCAATGGCAAAGCGGACGGCCGGCTGCAGCAGCTTGTAGGCTTCCGCGTTGGCACCGGGCTTCGGCACCCGCTTCCACATGCCAATCTTGGCGGTGACGCGGTCTTCAAAATGCCGGTAGGACTCGCCATAGGCATTGTTGACGAGCTTGGCCAAACCGTAGGCATCGGTGGGGCCATTGGGGACGGGCGTGCCCGTCATCATCCAGAGATAATCTCGAGTTGCGAGCAGTCTGCGAGCCACCTTATGACGTAGCGTCGTCCCGTCCCGATAAGCACTTGCTTCGTCAACGATGGCCATCCGTATGTCATCGCGTAAGGCAAGCTCCTTTTCGAGAACCTTGAGGCCATCGAAATTAACGATGTAGAAATCAACATCCTCTTTGAGAAGTGCTCTACGTTTTTCTGCAGAGCCATGGAGGACAACTGCTTTGCGTCGAAGCATGAAATTAGCGAAGACGGCATCTGACCAGACCCTTTGGAGTGTGCTTAAGGGTGAAACAATGACCGCACGGCAAGCACCGCGATGATAACTGCCCATAACAAAATCAGCTGCCCAAAGTGCGGCCATAGTTTTGCCTGTCCCCATGTCACTAAGAACAAAAGCGCGGGGGTTAAGGCTAAGAAAATTCGCAGTGACTCTCTGAGCGTGGAAAGGTGTGAATCGTCCAGGCCAGTCATAGGTGCCCTCCATGGGCGGCGGTACGTCCATGCCGAGGTAGCGCAGCAGCTGGAGATTATAGAGGTTGATGGGAGAGGCAACGTAGCTGTTGGTCAGGCGTGCAGATCCCGGCAC